ATTCGTCATCTATGATCATTAACCAAGAAACACCTATAGAAATAAATTGGTTATTACAATTTTTAACTTTTGACAATGTTCAGCAAACTGAAATGGTAGAATTATGTCGTCTTTCATTGATAGCAATTAATAATCAAATTAAGTTTGAAATTGAAAATTAATTAAAATATTTAAATTAATATTAATATGAAAAATAACAAAATTGTTATTTATAGCAAAAAAGATTGTATTTATTGCCAAAAAGCAATTAAACTTTTAAAAACTATAAATGTTAAATATGATGAAATCAAATTAAATATTGAAAATAAAGAACATCAAGAATGGATTGATGAATTAAAAATAATGTATAACCATCATACATTTCCATTTATTACCGTAAAATTATATAATAGTAATAATAGTAGTATTGAAGATAGATTTATCGGTGGTTATACTGAACTTGAAAGAGCATATAATACAATGTATTTACATACATTAGTTGAAGTAGAAGATGATTATATCATTTTTTAATTACGTTTTAATTTTATTAATTAATTCTTATAACAAAAATAATATAGTATATTAAGAATCATAAAATTATTTAATATGTTGTCATCTATTGAATTTCCTGAGGATTTTACATATGTATCTACTTCTGAAATACCCAGTTTTGTAAAAAATTCTCAATCTACTTTTTTAAAAGATACAGAACCAATAGATAATTTAGAAAATGATTATATTTGGAAACAATTTAGTAAAAAACTTCCAAATTTAGTTATAAAAGATTGTGAGCCTGATGGTAATTGTCAATTTCGTTCTATTGAAAATGCTTTGTATCAATACAATAATAAATATACACATATTAAATTACGTAAAATGATAGGTAAATATATATTAAATTTACCAGAATCAGATTTTCTTACTATTTTAAACAATTATAAAATTGAGAAAGATAACGATGAATTTACAGGACATTGGGATCCTTATAAAGTAAAAACAAAACATGATTTTATTAAAAATATTAATACATTAGGTTTTCATTTTGAAGGTGATGATGTTACTTTAAATATTATAAGCAATGTCTTACATATAGATTTTATTATATTAAATAGTAATAAGACCATTACATTAAAAATGAATAATAATAAATTTATTATTGTATTATATTATGAAAAAATTGGTTTATCAGGTCATTATAAAACAATAGGATTAAAAAATGAAAAACGTGGAATTATAATAACCGCATTTAAATCACAATTATTACCAAAAGAAATACAATATTTAATAGAATTAAGCAAAATTTCTAAAAAACAACTCATAAAGTCAAAATCACCAAAGAAATCTGATATAAAGTCAAAGTCGCCAAAGAAATCTGATATAAAGTCAAAGTCGCCAAAGAAATCTGATATAAAATCAAAGTCACCAAAGAAATCTGATAAAGTCAAAGTCGCCAAAGAAATCTGAAATCTCTGATATAAATAGAATTCCTCAAAAAGTTAAATCTTAAAATAATATTTTTAAATAGATAAAATAATTGATTTTTTTTATTTAATTACTAAAATTAAAGGATAGTTAATATGAAAAATAAAACAGATTCTTTTATTTACAAATATATAAAACTATTTTATTCAAAATCAAATTTAAATGGTATAGATAATGGAGAGAATATTAGAAATAAATTAACAGACTACATAAAAAAACATCCATTAAGTTTATATTCTGAATATTCAGATAAAACACCTTATATGTATGCTTCATTATTTAATACTGATACATTAATGATGTTACATAATATATATGAAAATGTTATAGATTATATACCAGATGTCTATATAGAACCATATGAATATAAAAATAAAAATGGTCACAATTTAATCCATTTTATAGTTAATAATATTATTAAAGGTAAACAAGAATTATTCATGTTAGAATATATTATAAATAATATAGGTGTTAACATTAATTCAACAGATAAACATGGTAATACAGTTCTTCATTTAGCAAGTAAATATAATAAAATAGATATTGTTAAAGTTTTATTGTTTTATGGTGCAGATGTAAATATAATAAATAATTCTAAAAAAACGGCAATGAGTTATACAGTCATAAATAAAAATATGGATATCTTCAAGTTATTACTTTATAAAAAATCAAATTATAAATACACTAGAACTGAAGAAAATTATCATTTATTTTATGATATAATAGATACATATAAAAAGAAACTTCATAAAAAAATGGTAGGATTTTCTAAAAAAAAATCAAAAAATAAAAGTATGCAACACTTTAAAAATCAGCATGTTAAATTATGTAGTGTATTTATTCAAGATGATGATAACAACAAAAATAAACTAATACCAGAACATTATAAAAAGGAATTACGTTATTTAGCAAAACAATTAAATATTGATATAGAATCACGTGACACTAAACAGAATAAAAACGAGGATGAATATGATGTATATAACAATTTATGTAAATTAATATCACATAAAATATTAATGAAAAAATCTTTAAAAAAATAATTAATACGGTATTTTTGTACCGTTGCATCTCGTTTGTGGTATATATCTTTGAAACCAAATTTTTACACTTGTTGCTCCAAATTCGTATTTTATAGTATATCCAATACTTTCCATATATTCCTTTAATAAATTAAATTGACTTTCTGTTATTGTTTTAGGAGTTATTCTCCCAAATAATTTATGAGCACCTGCTAACATAAACTGTGTTAAAAACACAATATTTATGTTTGTATCAATATTGTATGTACATGGCGATTTCGGATAACTTCCAAAAACTTTATCAATTATACATTCAATTGATTGTATCATACTATATTATAATAAAATTTTAATTTTCAAATTAAATCAAATTAATTAAAAAATTAATTAAATAAATTAATTTTTTTAATAAACTTAATTTTGCGTTTTCATTAATTATCATACAATATAAGCAAATATACTGTTTTTAATACAATTTATGAACAATCGTTACACCAGGATTTAAAGGTAAAGTAAGAATTTCCAATTTTTGTTCTTTTATATATTTTTCTTTTATATATTTTTCTTTTATATATAACGGAACTTTGTAACAATCATAAGAACCATTTTTACTAAGAAATTCTTCAGAACATGGATATGTATCATGTAATATAATATACCCACCAGGTTGTAAATACATAAATATATTTTGGAAATCTTTTATAACAGATAAACTATAATGATCAGCATCAATAAAAGCAATATGTGGTCTACATTTTGGTAATATTTGTTCACTAAAATCATCCGTATTCATTTTGTAAAATTCATTATGAATATTATTTTCATTTAAATATGATTTATGTGTCTCCATATGTGAAATATCCAAATCGACACCTATATTTTTACCATTTTTATTCAAAGAACTAATACATTTAAAATTTTCACCCCACCGAATACCATATTCAATATATGTAGGCGTTTTTACTCTTTCTAAAACATGATTCATAATAATATTAATGATATATGTATGATTGACTGTTTCAATAGGTGGAGGAATAAGACGTTTATATATAGGTATTTTCGATTCTGTCTCATTATACCATGTATAAGTTCCATCATCATTTAACCATGTAATTTCTTTAATCACTTTTCGAATTATATAATATTCACCAAGTTGTATATAATCAGTTAAATATTGTTTATCACTATCTATAATATGTTTACATACATAAAAACCATCTTGAATTAAATTATTATACACATTTTTATCAAATAAATATGAAGAAATATATTCACTTTTATTAACTGGTTTAATACATGAATGTATATATGTTATTAAATCCATTTTATGTTATCTTTTTATTATTTTAATGATAATTAAACGTCATTAAATTAATTAAAATATCTTTATTATTAATCATAACTACAACATTTATTAAGATATAATTCTTGTAAAAATGTTTTTTTATCATCAAGATCCATTTTAAAAAAATCGTATTTTTTTTCTACAGAATAATTTAAAAATTCTTCAAATTGTATTATAAAAACATGTATTTTTTTAAAAATAGTAGATAATACTTTTTTGTTCTTTTTTATAGGAGTCACTTTAATTTTTATTCTGTTTTGTGGCATATATTCAACAAGATCTATATTATCAACATTAAACATATGCATATAGATTTGCATTTGTGTATTTTCATAATCTCTAACAGTTTTGAAAAAACATTTTGTACGTGTTTTTACCTCAATAATTTTAATAATGTCATTCTCCTTTCGCTCTGTCTTTCTGTCCTGTACAGACCCAAACATAGGTCGGGACAGATCCGAACAGAGGTCCAGACAGTCCCGAACTAAGTCGGTATCCTTTTTTTTTAATAATCCATCAACTTTTCCACCTAAAAACCAATTATTTAATATTGTTTCTGTTGACTTTTGTAAATTCTGAATAAACACGGTATCCGTATTGATAGGAATCTTTTTAAATTCTTGACTTTTATCAAGAATTACTTTATATTTCATTTCATATATTTCTAAAGCACCACATTCATTTGAAATTCCAAAACTTGTATTTACTAAACTTTCCATATTCATTTTTAATTCCAGTTTTTTTTCATCTGATACATCTAATTTATCAATTAGTTCAACCGATTGAACAATGTTTTTTACAACATCTGATTTCTTATTTGTTGTACTCACTGTTTCTTTTATAAATGTTTCACCTAATGTTTCTTTTAATTCCTTTAATTTATCATTTTGTACAATTTTTCCTTCATTTTTAGATAATTCTTCACATTGTTTATAATTTTCTAAATCAACTTTTTTCCATAATTTAATAAAAGAAGACCAATAATCCCATTTATTTTGACCTATAAAACTACTTAATTCACTGCAATTAATATAGATATCTAATGGCATAGTGACTTTATTACTTAAACTATCTCTTATTTTTTAAATCAATTTATTAATTAAATCAACAATTTAATTTAATTATACATTAATAATACAATTACATTACAAATGAAAAGATTAATTATGTTAAAAAAAGATGTAAATCATATACCGAAATTATCCAGTCCTTTAAAAATAAATCGTGAAGTAACAGATTCTACATCATATGATAGTTATGATAGTTATGATAGTTCTTATATAAGTTATGATGATCCATCTAGTTCTATTCCATATACAGAAAATGACAGTGATTATAATTCCGATAGCGATGCTAGTATAGATGAAAGTGAATTAAATATAGAAACTGATACACAAACAAATACGATAACTGAAACTGAAACTGAAACTGACACGGATACTGATACAACTGAACCTCAAAACAATAAAAAAATAATAATTGGTGAAAAGAAAAAGACGAATAACCGTGGAAGATTTAAAAGTGTTACTACATTACCAACATATGAAAATTATAAAGCAAATGAAGCACAGTATAATCAAAAAAACAAATTAAGCAAAAATGATATTTTAGATAAATTAAGAGATTGTACATCATTAAATACAATTGAAGAAATGGAAATATTAAAAACATTACCTATTATGAGAACATGGATTCGATATATTAATAGAAATACAAAAATGTTTCGATCAGGTGGTATGTTATTAAAATTACACTATCCAGATTATATGGTATTAGCAAATCCATTTACAAAAGTTATGTGGAGTGTAAAACTATCAGAAAATATTCTTTTTATAAAAGATAAAGAAGAAGCAAGAAAAACAAACAAAATAAAAGATAAATTATATAAATTATATCTTGAAGGTCGATTAATTTTAAAAGATTAAAGTATCAAACATCTATACCCTCTTGTATTAATTTTTTATAAGTCATCCCATCTATTTTTATTTTCTTATTTGTTTGGGGATTTATTATCCATTCATCTATAGAAGTTCTACATCTACAGAATGAACATAATTGACCATTGTGTAATATATGTCTTTTTATACAATCTCGATGAAAAAAATGATTACATTCTAATACTATCAGTTTTTGAGCATTATTTAAATCAACTCTAGACTCTACTGCATCCCGACTCCGTTCGGACCTGTACCGACCTCTGTTAGGGTCTGTCCCGACCTCTGTTCGGGTCTGTACAGGACAGAAAGACAGAAAGACAGGATCAAAACAAATTTGACATTTTATAATATCTTCATTGTCCTCTTTTTTTATCGTTTCTTTAAAAACATTTTCATTTTGTATATATTTGTATAAATCGGTTTCATTATTTTGACTTTCATTATTAATAAATGTATTTGTAACTGTTGACACATTGTTTTCGACATTACTATTATTATTATTAATAGATAAATTAATATCATTACAATTATCAGGATTTCTATTCATTTTAACATCTTGTTCCACATTTTGTTCGTACCCGGAGCCACAAACTCTTGTAGGGTCTGTACACGACAGAAAACCAGGATCATCTTTTATTGATCCCAACTGAGATTGGGCCTGTTCATGACATGATGTAATATATTCATCTAAACAACTAATAATTATATCATAATTTATAAAATAATCATATATATAAAAACATGATGTATGGTAAGTTCCGAATGGAAAAAGATCTTTTAATATATAAAGATCATTAAAAATAGAAGATACATTTTCCATTATATATTCATTAATATAGTCTAAAAATAATTTTGGTTGAGAATTATATATATATTTATTAACATATTTTAATAAACACGTATCCCACGTTTGATATAAAACATAATTTGTATATGATATGTCATCTTTACCACCAGGTTCATGTGTATAAGGATTATTATCTAAAAAACTCCTAAACGTTAATAATATGGTTTCAATTCCCATACTACTACTCCATGCTTCTAATTTTATACCATCTGATTCAGCACTTGGCCATGAATTTAATATTGTACTACAACATCTCCCATCTTCATAAAAATTAGGATGTATTCTTACATAATCATAATTCACAAATGTTACTTTTGGTGGGTGATAAGGATATTCATTAGGTATATCAAAATCCAATCGTATAAATTTATGTCTATAAACTGAATCATAAGGTGGCTTTATAATGGTATATACTTTATTCATATTTTCATCATTTACATAAATAAGATAATCATTTTCTAATAATGGCCTACTATTTTGTTCAACAGTTAAACGTTGTATTTCTTTAACTAATCTTTTATTCATATAAAAATACGTTAAATTAAATTAATTAATTAATTAATTAATTAATTAGTTTAATAAAAATAGAGTTTATCCAAATTTTTTGTAATATCTTGTTTTCACAAAAAATATACATTTATGTAGTTCTTTTCATTCGTTTCGCAATGACATTATATTAGTTAATGTTATAAAATAGAAATGTATATTTATAACATGAATTAAATAATATTTATTTTGTAATTTCCACCATTTTTATTAACTTGAATGACAATTTTATTATATGCTAGACATGCTGTATTAAAGGTTCCTATATGCATTTTTTTTCTATTCAACATATAACTTGCTGACCATTTTTTGGCTGTTGTCAATGATACACCATAATATTTACTTGATTTTTTATTTAATTTATTGTTAATAAGATCATCACGAAAATCTTTTGCTACTGTTGTATAATTTTCTATATCATTTAATTTATATTCCGTATTTAATGTATTATTAAAAAAAAGTGCTTGTTGATTATATAATTTTGCACATTCAATTTCTTCTAAACTATTTCCTAAGTTATATGTTTTTCCAGAGCATTTAATACCAGCAACATAATATTTTCTTTTAGAATCATAACTTACACCTATATATTTTGAAGTTTTATTGTTTTTTATTTTATTTTTATTTTCTTCTGAAACATTTCTAGGTAGTGTAACATATCCAGGTATGTCATTTAAATAATAATGTGTATTTTCAGTTTCATTTAAATAAGCAGCATAGTCATTATAAACTTTAGCAGCATCTATTTCTTCACTGAAATAACCAAGATGATGGTTTTCATTATTATGTGCTAATTGAACACACCATAAATTTCTTGTAGAACAAAAACAAACGCCTTTAAAGATTCCTGTTTTTGGTCCGATTTTTTCAAGAATTGTTTTGTTTATTTTATTTCTTTGTTCTTTTTGTATTTCTTTTATTTTGTTTTTTTCATCAACACTATTTTTATTAAGATCAATTAATAACATTTCTAAATTTGTATCTGTAACTTCGTGTATTTTATTTGTATCAAAAATAGTTATAAATTCAATACATTTTTTAATTGTATTTAAAGCATAAATTATTTCACTCTTATTTTTAAAATAAAACCATTCTTTTCTGTTTTTAATTCTGAATGGTTGTAATGCATGATGAATCATTTTTTCAGAAAATTCTTTATCAAATGTTTCAAATGTAGTTAATATTTTTAATGAATGAGTACTTGACCCAACGTTTAATGAACTTACTCTACTATCAGGTTTAATAGCATATCCTAATTTAATATGACCTGGTTTTATTGTATCTTCTACAAAATAAATATATCCAGGTGATCTTTCAAATCCACAAGTATCGGGTTTATTTTCCATCTGTTTTATAGTATCTTCTTTTTCTTTTAGTAATTTTTCTTTTTCTTCATTTTCTTTTTCTTCATTTTCTTTTTTTTGTATTTGTAATTGTGTTTCTTTTTCTTCTAATTGTTTTTGTAATTCAATACTATTATTAAAAATAATATCATCTAAAATATCTCCGACCCATTTACGAAAATTTTTTGCTATTTCTTTTTTTGAATTGTAAAGTAAACGATAAACTCCTTGAGATGTTAAAAATAATGCTTGTTGTGTTCCTCCTTCAGGGGTATAAGCTTTCCTTAACCCCCGCTCATGATCATCGTAATTTTGTATTGATACATTAATATTTGATAATCCTAATACTTTTCCTATATCATTTGCACGAAACCAATAAATTTTCTTGTTATCTATTTCTTCTTGTAAAATTGATACAGGATTATTTTCAAAAGCTTTTATTATACAATTTGTATCTTTTATTTCTTCATCCATTCTTATTAAGGCCTTAAATGTTATATTTATTTGTCTTTAGTTTTTCATTCTAAACGCAACGCATTTAATTTGAATAATCTAAATTAACAATATGATCATTTTGTCTCGAGACAATGACCTTTAATTTTTTAGTATTTGAAAATTTTTCTTTTAATTGATTTATTTTTTCATTATCTTCCATATTATCATCTTCATAATTTTTGTTATAGTGTTGATTATGAAAATTCCAAAATTTCTCATGACCTACCTTAAATTTTACATGTGATTCAGCTTTATACCAAAAAATATTATCTCTTAAATCTGAGCTGTTTCCTGACGTTTTTATGACCAGACATTCGTGGTTTTGTGTACACGCGTCGAGTATGTTGCAGAAGTGCTCGAAGGAGGGAATAATCGCTGCATAATCATCATAGATTTTACGTCTATTTTTGAGACTAGGTTCATTAAAAATAAAGACATAATCAATATTACTTCTCAATGCAGGTGTAATACCTAAAGGATATTGCATTGTTAAAATAAACAAGAAATTATAATGACGACCATTAAAAAAAATATTTTTAATTGTTTTCTCATTTTTCCAATTTTGTGCATCATGTAACATATCATCAAATACAATAAATAAATTATTTGCTGGTGATTTACCATCTTTTATACCCATTTTTTTAGCATCTCTAATTTTCTTTTTTTGTTTTTCCATAATTTTTTCTATTAAATCAGGATCATAATCACTGTGTATAAAACAGTCAGGAATAAACTCACCAAAAAATGGATTTGCTTCTTCTGTACCTGAAAAAACAACACCTGAAGGTATATGTTGATGATGATAAAAAATATCTCGTACTAACCAACTATTATGTGTTACAATACAATTATCCATTATAAATAAACTATTATTATCAACTTCAAACCCATAATATTTTTGTATACCAATACATTCAATATTTATATCGTTTAAAATATATTTAGATTGAGGAATTTCTAAAAAATGATCTAAATGTGTTAAAATAACATCATTATTTAAAATATATAAATATATATTATTATTTACATACATTTTTCGTGTTGAATAACCTAAACTTTTTATTAAAAACTCCAAATCACTTACATCTTGAGGTATAATATTACTTTTATTATTACTATTAGTATGAATATTAGTATTATTAGGATACATATTGTAATAACCATTTTTAAAATAATTATTTATTTGTAAAAGACCAATTAATAATAATAGTCTATTTTTTAAGGAATTTATTAAAAAATTTTTTGGTAACTCGTAATTTTCTATATTAAAATTCATGTTCGCCAATTCACCACATACTTCATAAATTCCAGAATGTGAATTATAATACAAATATGAATTATAGTTTTGAAGATGACATGATAAATATTTAAGAACTTTATGATCTGTTGTATATTTATAATAACTATTATATAATAAACCATATAAGTATGGATTTAATAAAATAGATCCAGACTTTGTTCGGCCCTGTACCAGACAGGATCCCGGCTGGACAAGCCAGGATCGACGACGCAAACCAAGATTCTGGTTCTGATAATTTTCTAAGAATTCTTTTTCTATTTCCATATTAAATACATCTAAAGGAGAATAGTTTATATTATCAGATTCTATATTATTAAAATATGGTAATGATGATATATTAAAATAAATAGGTGTTTGATATCCTTTTAAAAATTTTTTTATTTTATCAGATAATGTCTGATACATATAGATCGGTATATTGACAATTTTATATGTATCACTTTTTACAAATTCTACAAGTGTGTTATATATTTCAGATTTATTGGCTTTTGTAAAATAAACATATTTTGTAAAAATGTTAAACTTTACACAACAAAAACATTTTAATTTAAATCGTGTATTTTGTTCTTCTATTGATGGTATAAATGTACATATTAATGATAATATATGTTGACTATTCACAACATAATAGTCATTGTATTGATTTGTTATTTTATACATGTAATCATCACCATTATGTGTTTCTAAAACGGTTCTAGGTGTACCGTTGTCACCCATTACTAAATCACCTTTTTTAACATTTTCTATACATTCTCTACTACCATTATACATTACAATACGTGTTCCTTTTAATAAACATTTACCACTGCGTCGTTTCCCTAATAATAATACGGTCGCATCAGGTAAAATACTCTTCATTTTAAATTTTCGTAAATTTAATTCATCATAATTATTTTTATTCATATGATTTATTAGATTTATTTTATTCACAATAAAAAATAAATCATTACTACACGAATGATTTAATATTATCTCAATGAATGCACGTTAAAAATTACAAAATAAATTCATATCATGTAATAACAGAGTAAACTTATAATGACATCATTAAAAGATACTTTTTCAGGTATTCATCCTGAACGTCTTGCTCGAATTATTCGTGATTCAACAAATATAGAAAATCCTACAAATATAATAAATAAAAAAGAACTTATATACAAAGGAAAAAAAGTGTATTCAAAAAAACAAAATACCAATGCTAAAACAGATAATAATATCAATAAAAATACAAATCCTAAAAATACTAGTAAGAATACAAAAAAATCAAAAGAATCAACCCATAAAATTAATAATCAACAAAATAATCAACAAAATAATCAACAAAATAATCATCAAAATAATGAAAGTAACATTGATAATATTGTAGAAACAAACAGTAGAAAATTATCTGAATTATTATTAAAAACAAAAGTAACAAAAGTAACAAAAGGAATAGATAATGAAGATGAAAGTCAAAAACATGATGATGAAAGTCAAAAGCATGATGATGAAAGTCAAAAGCATGAAGATGAAAGTCAAAAGCATGAAGAGTTATATAATGAAAATCAAAATGAAAAGAAATTAAAAGTCAAACAAGATGTTAATAATATGGTATTAACCATTGATGTTGGATTAAAAAATTTAGCAATGTGTATAATGGATTCACAATACAATATTCATTTATGGGATGTATATAATATGTTGGATGCTGAACAATATTCTTATTCATGTGGTACACGTCAAAAAGACGGTAAAATGTGTGAAAAGAAGTGTCAATTTAAATTTCCAAAAGAGGTTAAAAACAAAATTGTCAATGAAATTGTTGATGAAAACACCGGTGAAATAATTAAAAAGGTCGATTATACTATATCAAATGAAATAGCTTATACTTGTAAACGTCATTTTCCAAAAGATATGCCTAATCAAAAGAAATATTTTATAAAGGAAAAAAAGGTAGGAGATTATTTATTACAAGATATTGCAGAAAGAATTATGAAAGGTATTCAGGAGATATATGATAAACATATTGATTTATTTACAAAAGTTACAAATATTTGTATAGAATTGCAACCAAAAGTGAATCAAAGAATGAAATTTACAAGTCATATTATATATGCTAAATTTGTTGATCTTTATAAAAACAGAGATGGTGAAATCCCTGTACGTTTTATAAGAGCAAGTCAGAATTTACAAGCATATAGAGGCCCAGCTATAGAATGTAAATTAAAAACACCTTATGCAAAAAGGAAATATCTTAGTGTAGCTTATACAAAATGGTATTTAGAACATGATTTATTAAACAACGATTTCAATAAATCAAAAAACTATATTGAATTTTTATTATCACATCCTAAAAAAGATGATCTTTGTGATGTTAGTAATGCAAATATTAATGTTCATAAAGGATTAAAAAAAAAACAAAAACAAAATAAAAATGGAAGTGAAATTAAGTAATTAATCTAGTAATTTAATGGATATAATTTAATGGAACATATGTATTTTTATAACAAAAATATGTCCAGTTTTGAAAACATAATTTAATTTTAAATGAACTTACAAAATAATTTATTATATTATAGCTAATATTTAATTCATTACAAAAGGTATTTTCAAAATAACTGAAATCTTTTGTGATATATTCATATTTTCTTCCCTTGCTTTCAGTACCGTATAAAACGTAATTTGTTATGAAATCTACAAAGGTTGTTGTTTTTAATTTTGATAAAAAATCAGGGTTTAAAGCAAATCTAGTTTTAAGATCATGAAAAATATCTAATAAATCATCTGTATAATCTAATAAAAACAGTTCTTCATCATTAAATTCTTTTATATTAGACGAGTCATTTTCAGTATCACTGTAATGTTCATATTCAGTAGTTTCGTAGTTATTTTTTTTTTCAGAAAGAAATTCTACAACATTCATTTTATTTCTTTAAAACAATTAATTCTAAATTAATTTATTATTATTAATTTTATTTTATTAATATATAATAAACTATATAAAATTATAATGGATAATAAACTCATAGTCATTCTTTTACTTATTGCTGGATTTTTTGTATATATGCAATATGCAAATTCACCAGAAAGTTTAGATAATGTACCTGATACGAGTGTCCCATTAACACCCGCTGCCAATCCAGTGACTGTTACAATTGCACCATCATCAACTGTTGAAACACCTGTTGCTGAACCAGCTGAACCAGCTAAACCAGCTGAGCCTGAGCCTGTAGCTCCTGCTAGTCCTGTAAATGAACCTAGTACTACATATGCAAATGTAAATTACAAGCCAACAAATGCTGCTGATAAAATTGTTGCAGGATCTACTCAATTAACGGCTGATGATTTATTACCAAAATACGATGAAGCTTCTGATTTTACAAAAGAAAATCCAGTTAGTAATTTATTAAAAGAACAAAATTTCCTTATCAGTGGATATCATATGGGTATTAATACTGTTTTACAATCTAATAAGATACCATATTACGATTTACGTTCTGCACCTGTTATTCCAAAACAAGATGTAGGACCATGGTCACAAAGTTCCTTCACAGAAAATTCAGGTTCTAAAAGACGTTATTTCGAAATTGGTGCAGCTTAATTATAGTACCATAGTACTTAATTACTACGAATATTACATTTCTATTTTTAAAATAATTATTAATTTTAAAAATTGAAAATTTAACATAAAATAAACGTTTTGATTACTATTATCTATAAAGATGTCGTGTGTCATTTGTACTGATGTTTTTAATAAAACATCAAACAAACTTATTAAATGTTATTGTCATTTTGAATGTTGTAAGACATGTGCCAAAAAATATATTTTATCAAAAAATAAAAAAGCGCATTGCATGAATTGTAAAGTAGAATGGAATCGTGAGTTTATGTATACTCATTTTGATACATCTTTTATAAAAAATGAATATAAAAATTTTCGTGAAAACATTCTTTATGAAAAAGAATTAAATATGATGCCTGAAACACAAGCATTTATAGAACACGAAATTGAAAAAGAATATAAAATAAATCAAATTTATTCACAAATAAAAAATTTACAAAATGAAATGAAAACTTTACATACTACATTAAATAATATACGTTATGATACATTTAAAATACAAGAAAATAACTTTATAAGAAAATGTCCTAATAATACATGTAATGGCTTTTTATCGATAAATTTTATTTGTTCTTTATGTAATACACAAGTGTGTGAAAAATGTAGAGAAATTAAATCAAATGATCATGGCTTGTCCAGGTCCGAAGGGAGTCTGGAACAACATATATGTGATGAAAATATTTTAAAGACAATACATTTATTAAAAAATGATTGTAAAGAATGTCCAACTTGTCGTGCAAATATATTTAAAATAGATGGGTGTAATCAAATGTTTTGCACATCATGTCATACAGCGTTTGATTGGAACACTTTTGAAATTGAAAAAGGACAAATACATAATCCTCATTATTTTGAATGGTTAAAACAAAATGATAGTATAATTCATAGAATACAAAATAATATACAAGATACAAAAGAATTACATAATGATTTTATTATTTATTTCATTAAAAATCTTAGAAATGTAGGTATATCTGTTTATGATATATCCTTTTTTATCGATGAAATACAAAAACTAATGCATATTAAACAAGTTGAATTACAAAAATATAGAATTGATCTCATAAATAATAATAAAGATTTGCGCATTAGATTTTTGAAAAATGAAATAACAAAAGATGATTTTAAAAAAAGTATTCATAAAAGAGAAAAAAAAGATGAAAAAAATAAAGAAATATATAATATATTAAATATGTATATTTCCTGTTTCACTGATATCATATATAATATGCATGAAACTAGTAAAAAATCAAATATTGATATAAATAACTTTAAATATGAAATACAATATTTAAAATACTATTCAAATCATCATTTAAAAAAAATAAGTCATATTTACAATTGTAAAGAGTATGTTATTGTATAATGATTTATTACAATAAAGATTAAATTTCTTTAACAGTAAGAAACAATTCCAAACCCTGTACATATGGAGTGTTCAGGCCTGAATAAACCCAGGGACTTGTTTCTTACTGTTAAATTTATGTCAAAAATTAATTTATTTAATTCATTTTTATATGATAGATTTCATTATATAAATAACATGTATTATTGTTACATTTTATATATCTAAAATCACTTGGTAAAATTCCTAAATGTGAAGTATTTTTATCAATTATATCCAATTCTTTTAATATATATTTGACAAATTCACTACAACACATTATTTTTTTAGATGAAAAATGTGGAAATATGTAGTTTGTAAATCTTGATTTTGATAAACATAAGCCTATAAAATAAACATGAATATTATTTGGATAATGTATTGTTTTTTTGTAAATGTTGTTTGTTATTTTATATACAACATGTTTTATTTTATTTGCATGCTGTGTATGATGACATGAATTTAATACTGATATATAACAATTTCCATCGTATTTTTTAATACGTGTTTCTAGATCAGTTATATGAAATCCACTTTTATTAATACCTAATGCAGTTAATGTATTACAATCAGTTAATTCAATAATGTATTTTTTATTACTTTTAGGATATATAATAATAATTCCTATATGAGTAAATGGACCTATTAATCTTGCACCAAAAACTCTACCAAAAGATGTAATATGAGATTTAAAATAAATTATATCACCTGTTTTTATACTGTTATTCATATCATTTATAGTAATAGGTTGTGTATTTTTTGCAATATATTTATTATTAGTGTATTCATTTATAATAAAATACATACAAAATAGGCTACAAGGAATAGAAACACTATATAATACATTTTTAATTATATTTCCAATAATATTTTTCATAATATTTGTCATAATATTTGCAATTACATATTTACTCATTCTATACTATTATTAGATAATAAATAATAAAATATATATTATGTTTAATTTATTATTTTTTTTTACTAAATCAATTTAGTACTTTATATACTTTACAGAATAATGTATGAATCAACTTACTCTGGATTACATACATGGACACATAAAACTATTGAAAAATTTGCATGGGTTATGATATGTGGTGATGAAAATGATAAACTACATTATGAACGTCGTATTCGTAAACTTAACAAAGCTTTAATAAAAGCACATTCTGTTTATTCAGAAACTGATAGATTGTATGATATTAAAATTTTAATCAACACTGTTAAATCATTATATGGATTAATCAATAAATGTTTATTACCTCCATCGACACCTTCAGAATCATTTACAAAACAATCTGAAGAAGAGTCATCATCGGCAACTTCATCTTATTAATTTTATAAATTGAATAAAGAGTAAAATTAATAATTAATGATATTAATAGAATGACAGTATCTCCTTACAATTATCACGTTTTTGAATTAAATCATAAATTACAACAGGACAACTTTTTAAATGTCTGGGTTTATGTATATGCTGATAATATATATATAGCAAGATCATTAATTTATTTTTATTATTATAATATCAAAAATGTGAATTATATAGGTTGTTTTGATGATATTAATTTAATAAATCCACCTGAAGGTATCATTTTAGATGGTTATTCAAAAAAAATATATGACGATTTTAAAATTGAATATTCATTTAATTTTTAATAGGATAAATAAGTAATTATTGCATAATTTATAATTTAATTTATATATAATTTATATACCGTTTGTAAAAATCAGAAAAGCGGATGCCTAAATTTAATATAGAAAAAAATAATATTTGTGATGAAAAAGTATATTGTTATAAACATCAAAAATGTAATTTACAGTGTAAAAACAAAAAGAATGATAGAATAAAGGTTATAATGTATGTATTAGGTTTAATTAGTATTTATAATATGAAAAAGAGAAAATGTGTAAAAGAAAGTGAAGTACAAAATTTAAATAAAGAATATTCTATTTATATGAGTGAAAAAGATATTAGTAATAAGAATAAAAGTGATAATTTTAGTAATATTGATTGTATTGTGAGTTTTTCTGAATGTCAAAAATGTAAGTTAAACGATAAGAATATTAGGAATTTATTAAATATATACATTAAAAGTATTAAGCAATTAATTCTTATTTTTTACAATGCTAAATCTAGAATAATTAATTAGTTTTTATTTTTTTTCTGTGTAATGTATATATATAAAATTGGTTTTAATGACAACTAATTATTTTAGTAATTTTGATGACAGTAGTTTTAAAAATAACAAACCAAAAGAATTTAATAAATTAATTGATGATGGGTGTGATATTGCACAAAGAAATTACAGTAATGATAAAGCTTTAAAATTTGTTACAACAACTCATAGAGATTTACTTGATGCAAAATCAAATATGAATTATTTTGGTATTGATATAAAAGATCAATTATTTACTCCTAGTAATCTTATGGATGATGAATCCAAATTAAAATTAGGGGTAACAGGTGGTCAATTAACAAATTGCAAAGTTCGTCATGAATTTGGAGAGTTACCTTTACCTACAATGCCTAGTAGATATCAATTATATCATGGTGATGTTGAAGTAGAAGATTCAATTAGAAATTATATCGAGCAGAATCGAAAAAGTTGTAATCCAAAAGATAACAAATTTTATAATAGATCATTTTATAGTTTCAGTGGAATTGAAGTTCCTGATGCAACAAAAAGTGTGGAAAATAATATTAGATGCGGTGTTTCTACAAGATATCCTGTTCCTTTAAACAAAAATAATGTTACAATAAAAGATGGTAAAAATTACAAACAACCTGTTAATATGTTAAATATTAAACCAGCAATTCGTAGTTGTAACGTTTTTCCATACAGTGGTACAAAATGTTAACTTCTTTATTTGTGTTTATTTTTGTAAACTTTAATTAATTTCTTATTATAAAACGAATAAGAAATTAAAGAAATGTCACAACGTTTAGGACAACCATATAATAGATATGATAAACAGTCATATGAAGAATATAATAGTAATTATTACAATTCTTATAAAATTGATAAAAATGCACCTAAATCAAATGATAGTAATTACTTACCATTAAGTGTAACAAATGAAAAAGATATTAAGTATATTGAACATACAGACTATATTGTCATTCATTCAGTTGATAGAAATATAACATATTATCCACAACCTAATCATTACGTTGTAAATTTACCATATGAATTTAGAAATGTTTCTACGATAGAAGTAGTCAATGGTGTTATACCAGATAAAAATAATGTAATACAGGAACCTTATTTATTATTAAAGATAGATGAGCTTGATGGTGTAATGGCGTCTAATAATAAAGCAATTGCAAATTCATTTGCGATGTTAAATATGGCTGCGCCCATTCATTCTGGATCTTTTATTAATGTTGATAAAAAGACATTTGAACATGCTATTTTATATTTCAAAACACCTAAAGCAAGTTTATCTAAATTAACTGTATCAATTACAGATTGGGAAGGAAATTTATTTGATTTTGGCGATGATAGTGGTGGTCCCAATAAGGCATTACAAAATATGTTTGTATTAAAAATAGTTACACTTGAAAAAAATAGAGATGCATTAAATACAAGAAATGTCTTTTAATTTTTATTTACTTTTTTATAATATATTTAATAAAGATAGTAGGATGATATGTCAACAATTACAGAAAAACAAAAAAAAGAAAAATACAATTTTACCAAATGAATTAATCATAATAATTTACAAATACGCAGATAATAATACAAAATTTCATTTACTAAAAATATTTTATTGGTTAAAAAATATTTATTTACAATGTTATAATCTACATTGTAAAAATAAAGCAAAATATATTATACATTATAAAGTATTATCTGAAAAATGTAATTGTATTATAAATAAAGAAGATTTATTTTTTACAAATATTGTTTGTTCATTGAATTGTAATAATTGTATATTATTAAATTACCATTATATAAATCAATCAAATTATTTAAAAAAATATCATTTTCCAGTAGAATTATCTTATTATCCTTTAAAATTTCATACATATACACGTTTTAATAAAGCTTTACCCGAACATGTAAGATTCCGTAGTCTTATAAAACAGGAATCAGGATCCCGGCTCAGTTCGGGCCTGGACAAGCAAGGATCTTGGTGTAAATATCCTTGTACGAATTCTTGTTATAATAAAAAATGTGTTATATGTTTACATAATTTTTATAATGAAAAAATAAATATGTATGGTATTAAATTATTAAATTAATTCATTAAAAAATTTTAATATATCATGTATTTATAACTTTTAATAACTTTTAATAACTTTTAATAACTTTTAAAATGAGTTTTAATTTAATATCTACAAATAAAATGTTGTCAGAAAACAATGATAAAAATAGAGTATTACCAAATGAAATAATTATTTTAATTTATTATTTTGCTAATGAAGATACAAAATATAATATGTTAATAGCATTTAAATGGTTATTTAGTATTAAAATTAAGTGTGGTAATGGTGAATTTTGTAATAATTATGCTAGATATATTTTAAAATTTAAATTAAAATCTAATCACAAAGATTGTTATGAAAAAGAAGAATTATTTTTTACAAAAACGGTATGTTCATTAAAATGTAGTCAAACATTGAAAATACATTGTAAATCATTGATAAATTTATATAAATATCTTGTCTATTTTGGAACCATGTATTATGGACATAAACCTGAATATTATAATCAATATTATTCTCAAATTTTAAAAAATAATGAAATAAATGTAGAATATTATGTTTATGGTGAAGATAATTGTAATAAATGTAACAATGAGGTTTTTTGTGAACGAGTGAGTGCATTTGGTTATAAATTAAATTAATTTTGTGTTGTAATAATATTAATAAGATGAATAATTCTAATATTATTTCAAAAGATACAGCGTTTAAATTTTACAAATTAGCACGATATATAGGATGTTTATTTTCAAATGAACCTGACCCAAATTTAGGTTTAGGATGTGTCATTATATCTGAAAATAATTATACAATACTTTCAACTGGTGTTTTTACAAAAGTATATGAAGACCAAAATAAACGTATAAATTCATGTGATAAAAAAATATTATTATACACTATATCATCTGTTGAAGATGCAATTACTAAATGTGTTAAATTAGGAGGTGTTTCATTAAATGAATCAATTATAATTGTTTCACATTTTCCATGTATTTATTCTTTAAAATTATTAATTCAATCTGGAATTACTACATTAATAACAATTCCTAATAAAAGAATATATCAAAATGATGATTTACATTGTTTAAATACACTATTAGAATCTATAAATGTTATTTTATTAGACCCACTCTTATGCAAAAATGAAGGATTAGAATATAATCCTATTTTATATAGAACTAGTAGAATAGAATAATGTAGTAATACAACTATAATGATAACGAATTAAATTGAATTTTTATTTACAAAAGTTATTAAAAACAATATGTATTTAGCATTTGATACGGAAACGACAGGTATTAATTTTAATAAAAATAATTTACTTACAGTATGTTTTATTATAACAGATGATAATTTAATTGAAATTGACAGATTAAATCTAAGTTTAAAACATTATAATTACAATGTTTCAATAAAAGCTATGGAAATTAACAAAATTGATTTAATAAAACATCATTACGGTGCAGTTGATCTTAAATCTGCAAGAAATTCTTTATTAGATTTTTTAAAAAAACATAAAAATAAAATGATGAATTATGATTCACATTCATCAGAATCATCAATGTATAATAAAACATTTACACCAGTTGGTCATAATGTGACATTTGATATTAATTTTATTAAAAATAGTGGATTACTTACAGAAAATGAATATATGAGTTTTATTAATTTTAATAATCTTGATACAATATGTATTGCACAATATTTGAAATTAACAGGTCACTTACCAAAAAATCAAAGCATTTCTTTAATTAATTTATGTAAATATTACGGTATTACAATAGATAAGAATAAATCAGGTTCTCGAGTTAGTTCGGGCCTACAAACAACAGGATCAACAGGATCATATCATACAGCAGAATATGATATTGAAATGACATTACAATTATTAAGAAAATTTAAATCTATCAATGAAAAATTAATTGATGCAAATATATCAAATAAAAAAAGAAAAAAAGATGAAATGAATTAATGATTTTTCATAAATAATGTATTTAATAAATAATGTGTTATGTGAAACCTTGTAAAAAATGTTAAATTTAATCTTATAAAAATTACTTTTATAGTTTATTATAAGATTAAATTTAATACACATAAACTACTATCTTTCGTCATTTTGCTACAAAAGACCATAGACATAAAAATTTACGTTATATTGAAATAATTTTCATAGTATATTGACTTGTTCCATTAATACCTTTAGAGGGTCTATAAAGTAATTGTGGATAATTATCTGCAGGCCATTGAATATCTAATTGTTCATTATTTACTCCTTTCACACTTGTTAATCTTGCAACAACACCGCTAGAACCACTATAACTATTTCTACCAATAGTAAATATAGCATAGGCTCCAGTTGAAATAGTAGGTTCAACCATTACTGTATATACACCATAATTTTTAGGGAAATCTGTTACTATTACTGGTGTGGTTGAATTATTTGTTAATGTAACTGTTGTAATAATATCCGCTGTTGAATTATTAATTGTATTACAATTAATATTATTAGCTGTTAAATTATTCATATGAACATTTGAATAATGAGGTGATGATATAGCTGATGCATTTGGTGAACACGAGAATGAAAATTCATTTAAACTTTCATCCCATAATAAAAATTCATAACCACACGGATATAATGCATAACCTGATGTATTATCAGGTACTGTTAAGAAATCCATACCTTCTACAGGAACTACATTATTTAATACATTTTCATCTGTTTGATCATTTGTAGAATAAAGTGTTGCTACTTTTGTAATTCCATTATAACTTTTTATTTTTCTTACCTGATTACTTCCTGTACCAGATGTAATTTTAATCCACCAATTTGCATAATAATCATCTACTACACTACTTGTAGCTGGTAATACACATGTTGTCGCTGTACTGCCACCATTTAATGTTCCTGTTTCATCTGGTGTATCTATAACAACATCACCAATAGCTATATTATTAGCAGATTGCCATCTTTTAATTCCTAAACCACCATTTGCAGTTCCAGAAGGGGCATTATTGACAATAATAATATTATCTTTAATAGTAACAGTCTCACTTTCAATCGTTGTTGTAATTCCTTTTACATCCAAATTACCATAAACTGTTGTCGTATTTGAAGGTGTACCTATATAAATAGGTATATTTGATATATCTGTACCAATTTTTATACCATTAATACTATTACTACTTTGTATATTAATAGGTCCATCTGAATAAGCGTAAATACCACCTGTTGAATTTATATTAATTGCATCTGTTGTTGTTCCTTCAGATATAATATTCACACGTGATTGTGTATTACCTGTCACACTTACAGTTAAATCTTGATAATCATCTGTTGTAGTATTTGTATATAAACTTGTATTACCATATGCATTCATTGTAATAGATCCTCCTGTTCTGGTAATTACATTAAAACCACCACGGCCTGCGAATGTATTTACAGCACCTTCACTATATGCACCTTGACTAATTGATATATTCCCAGCTGTGTTTGTTGTAATTAATTGTAAAGCATTATTTGTTGTATTTATACCAGAACTTGTTAAGACTAATGCAGAATCAGATGTATTTTCTATTCCAATTCTCATTATTTGCCCAGCAATAGAACTTGTACTTTTTAATAAAATATTTGTATCAGCTCCTTGTGTAATAATATTCATATTACCACCCGTATTCGCCCTCAAGGTTATACCACCATCACCTGATAATACATTAATAGAACCATTACCTAACCCGGATTTATTAGATATTACAATATTACCAGCTATATTTGTCGTATTTATTAAAATAGCTGAAAGAGTTGTGTTATTTCCATCACTTTGTATAGCAATTTGAGAATCAGTTGAATTATTTAATGTGATATTCATATTTTGATAATCAGAGAATGTATTTGCAACAAAATTTATCTTACCATTATCTGATGTTAAATTTACATTTCCGGAACTACTAAATCCAATAATTCCACCACTTCCACTTATCATATTAATACCACCAATACCTGATCCTGATAATAATTGAATTCCACCGGCTGAATCCGTCGCAGTTAATGCAATAGCACTATTACTATTTAATCCACCTTTTATAATAGTATCTTGTGTTAATGAACTCAATGTTAATGTACCACCTGTTGTAATAAATTCTGAAGAATCACCCACTTGAATATGTACTTTATTCCCACCAGTAACAGATACTAACCCATTTGTTGTATCAATAATTGTAGATGTTAAATAACTAGTTCCATATAACACATTTATATTTTGACCAAATTGTGCATCTTTTGTAATACCTAAACCACCATAACATACAAGTGTTCCTGTTATAGGACTAACACTATCTTCAGTTCCATAAAACCATCCTCTTCTATTTACATATAAATCACCATAACCAAATTGAGTAATATCACTTCCTGTACCTAAAGTAACATCTCCTTCAAAAATAGTAGATAATGGCGTACTATTCATCGTACCTTTTTAATTATATTTTTATATGATTAAAATTACCTTTTTTTATCGCAATTACAATTAATTAAGTTTATTTTTAAATAAGTTTATACTAACTAATAAATAACTAGTTTAGAATGCCTTATTATCCATTTTACACATATTTAGATCCAGGATTACGTAGAAGATTATCATATGGGGAATATATACGCCGTAGATACAGATATAGACAATTTATTACAAGAATTCCTATATCTATTCCTGAGCCCAGTTTAACCTGGGATCCTGGCTTGTCCAGGCCAGAACAAAGGCAAGATCCCGAGTCCGTTCGGGCCTGGACAAGCCAGGATCACATATCTAATCATGAAGAAAATCAACAAGAATTAGATAGTATTCCTATATCATCATTTACACAAACATATGATCGAGCCTGGACAAGCCAGGATCCTGTTTTTTATAGCCAGGATCCTGTTTTTTATAGTCAGAGATCCGGAGACACGACAGGATCCTGGCTTGCCCAGGCAAGAACGGAGACGGGATCTACATTAAAAAATGTATTATATAAAACAAAAGTAAAAATTAATAAGGAACTTCAATTTTGTCCTATTTGTCAACATGATATTAAAATAAATACAGACATTATTAGAGAATTGGAATGTAATCATGTATATCATATGGAATGTATTGATAAATGGTTAATAATAAAAAATGAATGTCCAATGTGTAAGAATAAAATTTAAAAAGTTTTTTTTAAGTTTATAAATTGAATAAATATTCCTATCTACATTAAGAAAATACAATGTCATTTTATAAAACAAGTAATGTAAATGATACTGAATTAGTTTATAGTCTTTTAAAAGAAAAATATCCATCTAAACAAATTGATATAGAATTTGATTATAATACAAAACAATATACACTTACAGTTACAAATAAAAAATTTATACAAGATCCAGAAATACCTGTAGATGTGACCATAAAAGTACATTATGGTGATTCTGTAACAAGTGATACTCCATTGTTATTGTATAAAGATGGTCAAGTGCATATTAAAACGATTAGTAGTATTTTTGATGAATCTAAAATGTATGAATATCCTGAATTTAAAATATTTGATCAAACAATTCGTTTAGAAAAACAATATTCTACAACTGATTATAAAGTATGGTCAGATAAAGGATGGGTAAATATTAAAAAAGTCATTCGACATAAAACAGATAAAAAAATTTACAGAGTATTAACTCATACGGGGTGTGTGGATGTAACGGAAGATCATTCATTAATAAATGAAAATTATGAAATGATAAAACCAGGTGAATTAAAAATAGGTGATACTTTATTACATTCTTTTCCAAAGGAATTTCCTGAAAATGAAACTACGATAGTGAAAATGGCAAAATATCAGGATTATATTCTAACAGAAAAGGAAGCTGAAGTATGGGGTTTCTTTTTAGGTGATGGTTATTGTAAAGAAAGTATTAAAAACTCATGGGTATTGAAAAATAAAAATTTAAATAGATTAAATTATTATAAAAATATTCTTGAAAAAATTGATCCTAATTTAAAATTAGAAATAATAGATACACTAAAAAAAAGTGGTGTATACCAATTAGTTCCAATTGAAAATTTTCAGTTTATTTTTAATAAATATCATTCTTTATTTTACAATAATACAGATAGTAATTATAAGCAAATTCCTAATTGTATTTTAAATGCATCTATTTCTATTAAAAAAGCTTTTTTTAAAGGTTATTATGATGCAGATGGTTATAAAACACATTTTAACACTGATACATCAGACCCAAAATATTGTATTAAAGGAAAAATTACAGCTCAATGTTTATATTATTTAACAAGAAGTATTGGTTTTAATATCGGTATTAATATAGTAAGTAATCCTAATATAAAAAATGATGAATTATTTTTTTTTGAATATACAAATTTTAAACAAAAAAAAGAAACAGAAGTTAAAAAAATAGTAGAAAAAAGAAAAGTAACAATAGATGAATTTGTTTATGATTTAGAAACAGAAATTGGTCGTTTCGGTTGTGGGGTCGGACAACTGCAAAATCGAAATACCGATAGTATATTCTTAGGAATAAAATACAATAGAAGAAGATTATAAAAAAAATAGGATTGATACATTTAAATTAGGAACTTTATGTGGTGATAAATTGACACATGAGGTATTTAATAGACCACCTATTGAAATGGAATTTGAAAAAGTTTTTCAGCCATTTATTTTATTATCAAAAAAGCGTTATATAGGAAGAAAATATGATAATATGAAAGATCCTTTTGAAATGACAAAATTAGTTACAAGTGGTATTGCTTTAACACGTCGTGATTATTGTAAAATGGTAAAGAATTGTTATAAATCGGTAATTGATGTTATTGTAGAAATGAAAGAGAATAATTTAGATGTTATTGATAAAGGAATTGAAATATTTAAGAAATATATTAATGATATTATCAAATATAATATTCCATTTGATGATTTAATTGTATCAGCATTATTAGCTAAAAGTTATAAAACAAGACCTGTACATTTAATTTTAGCAGAAAAATTAAAAGAACGTAATGAAGAAGTTCAAATAGGTGATCGAATTCCTTACATATATATTGAAGATACATCAGGATTAAATAAAATGAAATCTGAATTAGGAGAAGATCCTGAATATGCTAAAACACATAATTTAAAATTTAATAGATTATGTTATCTTGAACAATTAGCAAAACCATTATTATCATTTTTTTGTATTGTTTTAAAAGATTTTGAAGATAGGTCTGATGAATTAATTAATTATGTTAATCAAAAAATTACAAGTCTTGGTGGTAAAAAATTAAAAGAAAGTGATTTTAAATTATTTTTATCTGAAGAATAATATTCTGCGTTTAAATTTATTAAAGTAAAATTTTAGAAATTATTTTTAAACGCACTTGTATTAGTTTATATTACCATTTTTTTAATTATGTATTAAAAAAATAGTTGAACCAGGATAAACAAGAATGTTGTGTTCATATTATCTAAAAAATTTATAAGCATATTGTAAATCAATAATAAAATAATTTATTAATTGAATTAAAATTAACAAGTAAGAATAAAGAAACAATAATATGATTACAAGAAGCAATAAAAAATATAGTTTTCCAATTACATTTAATAAAATTATAAAAAAAAAATATAACAAAAAATACAATCTACAATTGGATAAATTTCGAGAAAAAATTGAGTCTATATATGATGGTAGTTTTTTTGAAAGACTTCCATTAGATGAACAAAATGATAAAATACGCAATTTGATTAGTATGAATGAATTAGAACAAATTAATAATGAATTGGATGAATTACAAAATAATTATCATAATTCATCTCCAAGTGTTATTGATATAATAAAAACAAATTTACCCATGAATAAAAAACAAGAATTATTAGAAAAAATACATTTACTTACAAATTCTGAAACATTAACACCAGAATATAATAGTCATTTAAAAATATTATCCGAATCTATTGCAAAACATCCTGATGAAAAATTATTAAGATTGGAAAATGAAATTAATGAAAGATGTAATAATTATGATTCTGATAATGATTTAAAATTTAAATTACTTAATTCACCGATGTCTATTGAAAATAAAGTCATAGCCTATAATAGATTTAAATTATTAAGTTCTTATAAAACAGATGATGCAGATTCATCTGAATATTTTAAATACAAAGTCTGGATTGACACTTTATTACAGATACCATTTGGTATATATAAAACACCACAATTAAAAATAAAAGACAAAAATCACAATGAATATAATGCATGTGTAAGAGATTATTTAAAAAATATAAGAACTGTATTAGATAACAAATTAAGTTTTTTAGAAAAACCAAAAGATCAAATATTAAATATGATTACACATACTTTAAAAAATCCTAATGCTACTTTTAATGCAATAGGTTTACATGGCGTTAGAGGATTAGGAAAAACTACTCTTGTTTCAAGTATTTCAGAAGCAATTGATCGACCATTTAGAATGATTAGTTTAGGTGGTGAATCTGATGTTTCTATGTTAACAGGACACAATTTTACATATATAGGTAGCATTCCTGGACGTATTATTGAAATATTAAAAGAAACACAATGTATGAATCCTATTATCCTTTTTGATGAATTAGATAAAGTTTCTGAAACTGAACATGGTAAAGAAATTATAGGCGCATTAATACATTTAACAGATAATACCACGAATCATAAATATAATTATGACAAATATTTTTCAGGTATTGAATTTGATTTAAGTAAAATCATGTTTGTATTTACATATAATGATGCTAGTAAAATAAATAAAATTTTATCTGATAGATTATATAAAATACATATTGATAATTATACAAATAATGAAAAATTTACAATTATAAAAACACATCTTATTTCTAATGTATTAAGTGAATACTTTTTCACAACAAATGATATCATTTTTTCAGATGAAACAATTAATTATATTATTAAAAAATCAAATGAAAATGGTGAAAATGAAGGTATGAGAGATATTAAACGCAAATTGCAAATTATTGTTTCACGTATTAATACACTTTTATTAACTACAAAATCAGATAATATTATTAAATTATCTTATAATGTTTTATATGATAAATATACTACATTACCTATTCATATAAAAAATGATGATATTGACATATTATTAAAAAACAGTGATAGCAATGACAATGGAAATACTAAATTTAATGATCCACCATTTCATATGTACATGTAATTTATTGAGATGGACTTTCTGTATCCCGACTCCGTTCTGGCCTGGATAAGCCAGGATCTAGACTTTGTTGTGAGCTAATTAAACTTATTTCTACTTTTTCTTTTTTTAATTTCTCTAACAATAAATCTTGTTCTATTTCTTTTTTTGTTCTTCGTTTTCGCTTTTGTTTTACTTTTTGTATATTTTCTATATCTTGTTCGCATTCACGTTGTATCACAAATTCGTTAGGAACTTTACAAGATAAGATGTTAGTTCTTCCTGTACAAGACAAGATGTCTTTTGTATTTATTAAATCATTTTTTTCATCACTTTCATTATTAATAACACTACAAATATTTGTAGAAGTGTCATTAATATATCCTTCATTTGAGGATAATTTATTTATAATTGATCCCGGTTTATTCTGACTTGTCCATGTCTGAACACCCTGTCGTGTAGAAGAATCTGGATCTGGGTCCGAACTAACTCGGGAACTACCTGTTAAGATAGTTAAATTATTTAATAATATATTATTTTCTTTTACTTCATTTATATTTAGTTTAACACCTTCATTATCTTGCATAGTTGTATTTTCAGAATCTACATTTAGATTTGTATTGTCATGAGAATCTTGTATCACATCAGGTGGACATTCGCAATTATTTAAGCTGTTCGGGTGTACAGGACAGACAGACAGAAAGACAGGATCTTCGTTTTCAATATCAGAATTATTTAATTCTTCTAAATCTAAATTACTATTTTCAATATCTGTATCAGAATATTCAGATTCAGATAATAAAGTATCATCTATTTCAGAATCATCCGCACCAATATTTTCATATGACGTATTAGTATTTGCATCATTTTGAAGTTTATAAAAGTAAATAATAGATAATAATAAATCAACACCAACTATGTAAATAATAATTTTATTAAAAAATGGTAAAATTTCTCTATTATAAGTTAAAAAATAAATATATATACTTGCATAAATAATAATTCCAATAACACTTGAATAAGTAGATACAGTAATAATATCAGGAATTAGATTTGACTTTTTTAAGATATATTGTGAAATAATAAACATTATTTTTTTACTTAAATACATTAAATTAAAAAAATACAACAAACGAAATAAAGCAAGTTAACTGATAGAATAACATTTATGATATACTTTACATATATCACCTAACATAGATTCAACATCTCTATTACCATTATAATCATTTAATATTTTACCATTTTGATCAATATATTTAATAGTAGGAAATCCTCTAAAATTTAATAATTGCCCTAAATGATGATCTATATCCTCACTCTCAATTGCACATGTTGGAAAATTTATATTATCTTTATTTAAAAATTTAGATAATTTACTATAAGATGGTTTAAAACGAACACAATGACCACACCATGTAGCCCATATTAATAACATGCCTGGTTTATTATATTTTTTAGAATATCCATTAATAATCAAATCATTTCCATTTTTTATAAAATCATTTTTATTTAATTCTAATGTAATATCATCTATGTTATTACTCATTAATTACTATAATTACTATATAATTACTATATACATTGAAAATTAATATAAATAATTAAATTAAAAACTGAATTTATTAATAGTAACATAATTATTTTGCCTATTATGTCAAAACTATCAAAAGTAAAAACAACTGTAAAAACTGTAAAAGTAATGAATAATCCTACTTCTTTTGTTAGTTTAAATGATGTCAATTTTCAAAATTTAAATTTAGGAAAAAGTGGAAGAACTGTTAAATTAATTTATGATAAACAATCTATGAATATGAGTACAAATGTGTTATATATGCCATTTAATGTAAATACATATAAAAAACAATGGTCAAATTATGATGATTACATAATTGATTGTTATATTGATAATGCACATTCTGATAATGAATATATTCAAAAAATGTCACAATTTAATGATGTTATATTTGATTTAGTCAAAACAAATTTACATTTATTTAATGTTCCTGAAAATGAACAAATTTGTTTTACACCTTTTTATAGAGATAATAAAACATTTCCAAAATTGTTAAAATTGCATTTGCCAAGAGATACAAATGGAAATTTTATGACACAATTTTTTGATGAAAATTCTAATAAAATTTTTGTAGATGAGAATAATATACAAACAATTTTATCTAAAAAATCTACGTTTAAAACCATTATTAACTGTTCAAAAGTATATGTTTATCAAAATAAAGCAGGGTGTGCATGGGATATAATACAATTAAAATTAGTTAGTTCAACAAAAGAAATTGCTATAAATAATAGTGATTGTAGTGATAATGGAAGTTGTAGTGAAGAAAATAATACAAATGACAATAATCATATTTATACACAAATAGCTTTAATTGATTAACGTAATGCAATGTCTAATTCATGTATTTCATGTATTTCATGTATTTCATGTATTTCATGTATTTCATGTATTTCATGTATTTCATGTATTTCATGTATTTCATGTATTTCATGTATTTCATGTATTTCATGTATTTTAAAAATGATTTATTTATATTTTTAAAATATTAATTATATTTTCATGTTTATGCTCTCATAACTGTTACCATATATATATTTGTATCGTAATTAACAAAACTTGAAAATTTTTGAATACCAGGATTATTTACTAAAACTTCACTAATAGCATCAGCTGAATTTTTTATAAGAGTTAAAAAATCACCATTTGTAATAGGACCTTTATTAAATGTGTCCAAATCAAAAGTATTCATAAAAATATATTCGTAAGTAACATTATCCATTGTTATTTATAGTTATCGTTTATATTTATTACTAATAAAATAAAAATAAATAATATTTTTATAAATTAATTTTAATATTTTATTTATCTATTATGTTATGGTAATTTAAATTTTTTTTTAGTCTCATCATCAGCATTACACCATAACCAACAAACATGATGTTGTAATTCATTTATTTTATTTTCCAATTTAATAATATCTTTCTCAATATATAATATTAATACATCAGATAATACATAATCTATTTCTAAGTTATGTGCCATTTTTATTAATTTTAATATATTTTTACTATTATAAGCATTTAATAATTCAATAAATAATTCATTATTACCACCATGTTTATCAGGATGAGTTTTTAATGATAACTTTTTATACAATTTATTTAATATTTCATTTAACATAGGATCCTCTTGTTTATTTTCTTGTTCTTGTTCTTCACTTTCAACTTTATTTTCATTCTTATTTTGATCATTTTGAGTTTCTTTAAATTGTTCCTGAGTTTCTTCGAGGCTGTCCACGACAGGATCCGCCTTATTTATTTCATCATAATCTTTTTTTATACATAAATTTGAATCTTGTTGTATTGGATTTAATTCATAATATTCTTTTAAAAATTGCGAATTATATTTAGAATACTTAAATTTTACTTCTTCCATATAACATTCTAAATAATCATATTTATAAAGTAATTTCTTTAATACAAAATTAGTTTCTTCCATTTTATTTAAACAATTAATTTAATTTTTTAATTTAATTTTTCAAACACCATTTTTATTTTATTTTTTAATATAAATCTAATATAATATTATGGATATTAATAAAATAATTAATAGCGAAAGTGATAGAGATAATAATACAGTTAACAATAATACAGTTAACAATAATGCAGTTAATAATAATACAATTAACAATAATATTTCTGAATCTATATCTACACCCTCATTATATACAAGACAACATTCTATTTTCTATGAGCAACATGGTGAAGAAACAACAGTAAATAATAATATAAATGTAGAATACAATATAGAATACAATGATGACTACAATGTAGAATACGATAATGACAACTACAATGATGAATTTAACAATATGAATGAAGATAGTAGTGATATGTCATTATATGATGTTTATAATATTAATGAAAGTGTTATAAATTCTATTATTAGATTAAGAACATCATTAGAATTTTTTTCATTAAATCAAAATCATAACATAATACCATTAAACAGATTAGCATCTAGAATAGTTGATACTTTTATGATTAATACTTTTATATCACCAGATGATATATATGAATCGTTAAATAATTTAGAAAATATAAAAGTGACTCTTTCTGAAACTGATTTCAATAAATTAACTAATATAACTCTTTCAGATTGTAATATAGATTGTGAATGTCAACAAAATACTACAACTATAGAATCAAATAAATTAGTTAAAGAATGTTTATATAAAGGTGATTGTCATATTTGTTTAGATATATTTAAAAAAGGTGATAATAAAGTTTTTTTAAAATGTAAACATAATTTTCATAAAGAATGTATATACAAATGGTTATGTTATGAAAAAACAAATTGCCCTGTTTGTAGATATGATGTTCGTGATGAATTTGTTACAAATTAACACGCTTATTATTTTTATTTAAAATACTTTTTTAAATAAAATGGAACAATTTATAACATTAGATGAAGAGTGTGAATACACATCTACACCTACATATCAAAATAATGACAATTCAAAATTAAACGAAAAATCTTATCAATATCATTGGTCAAGCCAAGATGAAACAGAAAAGAGTGATTCAAAAAATGATATTACAAATTCATTTAAATTTATAAGAAAAAAACAAGTGAATAATAATAATGATACAATATTAGCGAATGAAAATTATTTTTTATCACCATCATTTCAAATTAAATTATATAATCCAAAAATTATTGAAATAAATCAAAAATATATTGTTTTTAAATATTGCGATAATGATGAAGAAAGATTAAAAAATATATCTGATTCTATTATAAAGTCATTTAAAAATTTTATGTTATTATCATCCGATATTATTATCAACCCATTATGTACTCAATATATACGATGTACATTATCCATACCTTGGTCACCTTATAAAAAATCACATTATAAATATTTGTGTGATACATATAAAGGAAATGTTAAGTACACTATTCATTCTGACAATATAAAAACTCTTTTAAATTATGATTTAAATAAAGTTATAATAGATGTTAAAAATATATGGAAATCTGATAATAAATATGGTTTTAACTGTGTTATAAAGGATATATACATGTACTAAAAAATGAATTTTTTATAAAGTACTGTTTAATTACAATAAACATACATTACGGAGTACTATGTCAAATAATATATATAATACTAGTAATGATATTCCTAATACAATGTCTAATACTTTAGAAAATAATAAAAATGTTATTAATAATAAATTTCCTAAAATTATACCTGCTAATAAAATTTATCATATTATTAATATTTTAATAAAAATTGCTAAAAATTCATCAGTTAATCAAAAACATAGTGCAGCATTAATAAAAGGTGATGAAATATATAATATAGGGTTTAATAAATATTGTTCTAATGCAAAATATAGTACTGTACATGCAGAAATTGATGCATTAATGACATTTAACAAAAAATATATAAAAGGTATAAAAGGTATGGATATTATTATTATAAGAATAAATAACTTTAAATCAAATGATAATAATATTAATTTGAAAATATCAAGACCATGTAATAACTGTATAGACACATTGAGAAAATTTAATATTAGAAAAGTATATTATTCTGATCAATATGGTAACATTGTATGCGAAAAATTAATTGATATGCAAAAAAATCATACAAGTTCTGGACAAAAATTTAAATTACAAACTTAAATCATACGTTTTATATCATATGTTTATATCTAATTTTAAATTCTGGTAGACGTTTTTTATTATAAAAACGTTTAGTAGAACTTTTCTTACTTGAATTTTTAGATTTTTTAGACGATTTCTTTACAGATTTTCTTAATTTCTTAGATGATTTTTTAGACAATTTCTTTACAGATTTTTTTAATTTCTTATATGATTTTTTAGACGATTTCTTTACAGATTTTCTTAATTTCTTAGATGATTTTTTAGACGATTTCTTTACAGATTTTCTTAATTTCTTAGATGATTTTTTAGACGATTTCTTTACAGATTTTCTTAATTTCTTAGATGATTTTTTAGACGATTTCTTAGTAGATTTTTTAGACGATTTCTTAGTAGATTTTCTAGATGATTTTTTTGCAATTTTTCTTGACTTTGTAGATGATTTTTTTGCATATTTTTTAGACGATTTCTTTACAGATTTTCTTGACTTTTTAGATAATTTCTTTACAGATTTTCTTGATTTTTTAGCAGATTTTTTTGATTTCTTAGATGATTTTCTAGGTAAATTCTTAGATGATTTTTTAAATGATTTTTTAGATGATTTCTTTACAGATTTTTTTGATTTTTTAGATCCCTTACCTGATTGTGTATTTTCAGATGTTAATGGTGAAATGGTAGAATCTTGAATAACTGATGTAGTTTCTTGTGAAATACTTGATTCTTCAGATACGGAATTATTTAAATTTTGTATAACATCATGTAATTCTTTTTCTTTAATATTAAATGAATTACGTAATTCGTCTAACATTTTTAAAAGATCATTTCTTAATTCTTGATGATTTTTACTAGCATCTGATTTGAAATTTGATGTAAGGTCATCAGGATTAGGTTGTGTTGAATTTTTATATATATTCATATTTATATTAAAAGTAAACAAATTAAATAAATCAAATAAAATTGAATCTAAAATTAATTGATAATGATTAAATACGTATAATATGGAGATTAACTTGAATGAAAAACGTAAAAAAGGTAGACCTAAGAAAAATATTCATATTACATTAAATATCAATTCTAAAAATACTATTTCTGATGGAAATGTGTTATCAATTAATAATAATCATGATCAGGCCCAGATCCTGTATTCGTTCGGGCCTGGACAAGCCAGGGATCAAGAGTCTGTAAGTCAAAATAATGGTATTAAAGAAATAAACAAACTATCAAATAGTGATAATGTAAAATCGGAGAATGAAATTGTTGAAATAAAGAAAAAACGTGGAAGAAAAAAAAAAGAGGTTGTAGAAGAAGAAGTAAAAATAAAAAAGAAAAGAGGTAGAAAAGCTGCTTTAAAATATTTTAGTAGTTCAATTAGAAAACAAATTCCTTTAAAAACAAATATTGTTGATAATGAAAATGCAATTTTATTTTTAGATATTAAAGATACAACAGATAATATTTCTAATATTACATATGATTCATTTGAAGAAAAAACTCAATATGATATGAATGATACATATAATATAGTAGAGAGTCAAGATATAATGAATTTAACTACTATTACCTCTGGATTATATGATTCAAATCAATTAGATTTTGCAAAAGTAAATATGAATAGTATTTCAGATAATGATAATAATATAATAGATCGTGTCGTATACAGATCTGAACTAGGTGAGGATGATAATGATAAGATACATTTACAAAAAGATAATATTAAAAAAGGATTTTTTCAAATTTTAAATCATTTTCATGATTGGAAAGAAAGAACAAATGTTAAATGTTGGTGGTGTTGTCATAATTTTGATAATGTACCAATTGGTATGCCTATTAAATATGATAATAAAGTAAAAAAATTTATTGTTCGTGGAATATTTTGTAGTTTTGGATGTATGTTTGCATATTCAAATAATACACATGGTATTACTCCTAAAAAATATTTAATAAATTATTTATATAAAAAACTGACTGGTCATATGATAATTAATTTTAAAGAAGCTCCTAGTAAAATTGTTTTAAAAGCATTTGGAGGTTTACTTTCTATTGAAGAATTTAGAAATTTATCAAATGAAAATAAAACATATAAAATGATAGAATATCCAATGTATATGTCACGTGATTATATAGCAGAAGTTGATTTAGCAAATATAAAACAAGTGAATACAAAGGTATTTAATAATACATCTAAAGTAATAGAATTAGATGATAAAAAAGTTGAAGATGCAAAAATCAGAATTTCTAAAATCGAAAACATTCAATTATCTAATACGATTGAAGATTTTATTAAAAATTAATAATATTAAATATTACTAGCTGAAGAATAAAATAATTTCTACAACGTCATTAACACCATGTAAGTCAAGCTAATGAAAATAAAATTGAATTTAAATTACATTTTGCATATTTTAATTAACATTCTATTTATTATAAGTGTCGTTATTTGGTACTCACTTGATCAATTTATATTTGACTATGTTTAATAATATCAAAACTTTTTTAGCTGATAAAGAGTGGAATGATACTACTAAAAATGAATTGTATGTTAATTACATTAAATATCGTGAATTAAAAGAAAAAGATAATGTAAATGTTGAAAATTTAGTATTATTATTTAATAAAAAAACAGAAACAGATATGCAAAAAGAATGTAATGGTTTAATTATTGAAAAAAATACAAATAAAATTATAGCATCTTGTCAACATGATTTTGAACAAAAACAACCAGAAAATCATGATGATTACGTATCTGCTGAGTATTGTGAAGACGGAACAATTATTCGCTTATATAATTACAAAGGAATTTGGACAACGGCGACTAAAAAATGTATTAATGCAAAATACAGTTTTTGGTCAAATAGTAAAACATTCAATGATATGTTTTGGGAAGTTTTTGGTCATGAAAAATTAGATTTATCTAAATTGAATACAGATCATACTTATATTTTTGCATTATTACATATAGATAATATATTGGTTGTAAAACATACTGAGAATTCATTGGTTTATTTAGGACATATAAACAATGTAACTGGTGAAAATTATGAAAATAATGATTTGAATTTGTTTTCAGTTAATCCGAGAATTAAATTACCTGAAAAAATCAATTTAACAAAAGATGATTTAAGTGATATTTCATCAATTGAAAAATACTTTCATCAAAAAAAAAGAGGTCTTCTTATAAAATACACAAATAACAGAATTTATAAAGTTGATTTTAAAGAATTCACGTTCGTTCAAAAATTACGTGGTAATGAACCCTTTATTCGAATTCGTTATTTAGAATTATTAAATGAGCCTGAAAAATTATATCATTTAACAGGTTATTATAGTGAACATCATTTTACGTTCGCAATGATAAATCATAATATTTCAACTGTTTGTGATGAAATATACATGTTATATCGTAATACACATGTTAAACATAAAGTAAGAATTGATGAATCTCATGAATATTTTAAAACAATTAAACAACTACATGGGCAATATAAAACGACAAATAAACCAATAACAAAAGAAGATGTTTTTAATAAATTTAAAACATATAATGTACATATCTTGAAAAAATTATTAAAATGGACCGATTAAAAATAATAATAATAAATACAACAATTACAAAACAATTATAAAATAATTACAAAACAATTATAAAACAATTACAAAACAATTATAAAACAATTACAAAACAATTAAATAAATTTAACCTCTTAAATTAACTGTATGTTAGTTTAAGAGGTTAAATTTATTTAATTTTTAGATGAAATTTTACTTTTACAAGTTAATTAATTTTTTTTTTTTATATAATAGTAATAAGTAAAACCAAGTAAATAAAAATGGCATTAGCACTTCCTTTTATTGGTTTAACAATGTTAACTGGATATTTATTAAATAAGGATGAATCTATCGTTTCTCGTAAAAATGTTGATACCAGAACAGCTGTTATTGAGAATGATAAACCAAATGGTGAGAATATATATTCTTCAAATAAAGCAAATGAATCTGATTTTACAACATTTTATAAAAGTGTTCAAAATTATAAAGATGCACAAGATCCAGCTATAACAGGTGTTTTACCACCTATTTTTAATACATATAGTAGTAATGGAATCAAATTTAATTCAGACCTCGAATCTGTAAAAGATAAACACCCTGATAACATACAATCTATAAATAGTCAAGAAATGAATAAAATAAATGAAATAAATAGACGTGCAGATGTATTAAATGATTCATCAAAACCATCTATTAATAATAGACCTATGTTTAATCCAGTTTATTCATCTTTAGAATCAGTATCAGGACCTTTTAATGAATTACAAAATAGTGAATTTGCAAAAGATGTACAGTCAAATGATGTAAATCCATTAACAGGATTACCATATGAAACACAACATAAAAATATGACACCTTTTTTTGGTAGTGCAATAAAACAAAATATAGAACACATGACAAATACAACAATGCTTGATTTATATACTGGAAATAATAGTACATTCCAACATAAAAAAGAAATGAAACCATTATATACATTAATGAAACAAGATATTAATGGTACACCAAGTATTACATTAAATACAGATATGGATCGTTTTATTCCAAGTAATTTCAAACAAAATGAAAAACCATTTTATGAAACACGTATTGCAGCACCTAAATCTGGTACAATTGATAATGAGATTCGTGTATATGGACAATCTGTTGATGAATTACGTGTAGCAAGTAAACCAAAATTAACATATGAAGCAAGAACTGTAAGTGGACAATTTATGAATGTAAGAGGTGTACAAGCACCTGTAAATAAAAATTTAGTAAATAGATATTATGATCAAACACCAGATATGTTATTAAAAACAACAGGTGCAATTACAGGTGAAGCAGCACGTGATAACTTCTTTATTAAACCTACTTCTCGTGAAGCAACTTCATCTGAAACATATATTGGTCCAAATTATTCATCTTTACAAGTTAAATCTATCCAACGTACAGCTTTAATAAATGAAAATAATCAAGGTAATCTAGAAAATCAAGATAAAGAAAGGTTTGACAATACACATAATAATGATGGTAGGCCCGAACAAAGTCGGGATCCCGGTTTATCCGGGCCCGAACAAAGTCGGGATCTTTCTAGATCACTTGTACAAAATCCAAAAAGACAAAGTTTTAAAACTGATTTTATTAGAAATTATAATACAAATGAACGTAAAGATGCAAATTATGATTATGGTAAAACTACATATACACCATATATTACAGAAAGATCATTAAATGGTGAAACAAATCAATTTGACTTGAATGTAAATAAACAAAATAAAGGACAAAAAGTGTATCTTCAAGATAATGCAAAATCAACTATCAAACAAACAACTTTAATAACTGATAATAGTGGTCATTTAAAATCATTTGATAAAGGTAGTATTTCTGCGATTGAGAGTGGATTACAAAGTTGGGATGCAAAAGCAACAAATAAACAGGCACTTATCAATAATAAATATATTGGTGGAATGAAAAAAGATGAAGGAATGGGATATTCTGTTGCAAAATACATTGCAAAAACAACAGGGAAGGAAATTATATCAGCAAATAGTCATTATACAGGAAATTCTAGTGCAGATTCTATAAAAAATGCTACCATTTATTCCACATACAGTGATCCTATAAAAACAAGAAATGTCACATCTGTTCATTATACAGGTTCTAGTGCACCAGCGACTAGAAGAGATACTGCATCCAGACATAATTATACAAATGCAGAAATAAATGATCGTCAAGAACAATTATTAACAAATGAACGTCCTAGCGGTCCCAATCTATTTCAAATTTCTAGTGGATCTGATTCACAAGGTCAATTTAAATACACTGATAAAATGAAATTAAAAGAAGAAGTAAGTTATCGTAAATTACAAGACATAAATGAATTTATTAATCCCAAATTACCACATCTTACAACACCAGTACAAAACATTGGTTTAATTGAAAATAAAAAAGAAGCATCATCTGAATCAGAAAATACACGTATAGAACCCCTCTTAATTAGAAATCAATTAAAAGATAATCCTTTTATTATTGACGGACCAAATCGTATTTAAATAAATTACTATAACTTAATATAATCTAATATAACCTAATATAACCACCTATTAATATAATCTACTAATATTAACCTTATATCCATTAATAAACAATATGGGTTTGATAATTAATTTTTTTGTACTATAATATTAATATATCTAGATATACTTATTAATATTATGATTATCTACAATACACATATAAAACCTAAAAAACATTGCACATTTAATGATGAAATAAATATTACGTATGAAACATATTCATCAGATGAATATGATCGGCATTGTATAGATAGTATATTATATCAAAAACTATATAATAGAATTTCTGATTATGAATGGTTATTACTTTTATCTGAATTAAATAATTATAAAAAAAAAGAAATGATTCTTCATCTATCAAATATAAATGTTGGATCATATGCCCTTAAAACAAATTCTGTTTTTAAACCTTTAGAACTCAAACGATTTCCACGAAATAACTAAAATCTATTATAAACACTACTATTTAATATAAATTTACAATTTTATATTGAATATAAATATATAAGGTGTATTACTTTAAATAACTAAAGGAATTCAGGCTCTTGTACCATATCTTGTACACGAGACGAGAATGTTTAATTAATTACTTTTGATGACCAATCAGGAGTATCATTTAAATTTAATTCTGAAATATTTACATCAAAACTGGATCCCGACTCCGTTCGGGCCTGGGCAAGCCTGGATCCTGTACCTAAATTATCAGATGAATTGTTTTTATTCTTTTCAGATTCATTTGTTGCTACATTTTTTAATTCTTTAAATTCAGCTTCTGCCTTTTCTTTTTCATCTAAAGTAAATTTATCATATTCTGTTTTATTATAATTTAATGCAGATGTTAAATCTTCTAATTGTTGTTTTGCTTGTTCTAATTTTTGTGTAATTTCTTCGATTCTATTTAAAATAGCAATAGGATGTTCTGAAGTTTCTTTTTGTGATTTGCCTTCTGCAATTGCTTTTTTAAGCATTTCATTTTTACGTCTTTCATATTCAATATTTGCATTTTCACGATTTTCAAGATAATTCTTTACTAACGCGTTTAATTGTGAATTTTGATATTCTACATTTGATAATTGCATTGGATCGACATCTAATGGAAAAAATTTACCAATTTCTACAGTATAAATGTCAAAATCTGGATCAATTTTAGTTAATCTTTGTGACATTGTTTTTGCTTTTTCTAATGAATCTGTTACACCTCTTATTTTAATACCGTAAACATTACATTTTTGTTGTAAATTAGGTCCTACAATACTAACTAATCCATAGGTTTGACCACTTACAGCTGGATCTTCAAATAAATAATCTATTTCTTTTGTAATTGCACTCATATTTCAATCTACTTTTGTACTTATGTTTAATTACTTTATGCATTTTAAATTTATATTTTAAACGTATAAATGAAAAGTTAAAAGTGAAAATTAATTTTAATTTATAATAATAACTTAATCGTAATATTAACTTTTTAAACATGTTAAATTTTTATTTAATAGATACATTTTATAGTAAAAATAAATCAAATTCAAACTTATCTGATAAAATTGTTTGTCTTATTTTTGACACACAAAAATATTCAACATCTACTCTTACAATCGATTATAATAATTTTCAAATTAAAGTATCATGTGATTGTTCCCATTTTTCTTCTATATTAACCCAATTAACAAAAAAAAGTATTAAAAATATGTTTTATTATTTTTTTAAAAAACAATCTTCTTGTATTCATATTAAATGGATCAGTTCAAGTTACTTTAATTGTTCTTCAACTGATAATTGGACTTTAAAAAAAATAAATACATTTAAATTATTCCATACACAATCAATCACTCCATCTGGAAATAATATAGAATGTAGTATTTGTTTAGAGAATATAAATTACAATAGTGAAAATACATATTACTGTAATGTATGTAAAAATTCTATTCATAATAAATGTTGGAATAAATTTATTATTATAAATCCTGATAATTGTAAATTAAATTGCTGTATATGTAGAACAGGTCGATTACGTAGTTTTGTATTATAAATAAAATTTAATTTTAATTGTAAAATTAAATAATAAAATATAATAAAATATAATAAAATTAAATACATAAATTTAAAAATGAATAATCCTAACCACAGACTAAGTCACGAACAAACTTTTAATTTAATTGAAAATGAACGAAACTTAAATGAAGATGAACAAGAATTAAATGATGATGAATGGGAATATTGTACTTCTTGTTATGAAATAAGTATTCCTTGTACAGTATGTGGATTATTTATATGTGATGAATGTACAGATAATTATCTTGATTTTTGCGAACAGCATAATGGATTTGTATGTCGTCATTGTAGTGATATAAATGGTATCAATATTTTAGTTTGTACAAAATGTCATATATTAGCATGTAGTTTATGTATAAAATTTTTTACATGTCATACAATATTATGCGAAAATTGTATTGAACACGAAACATGTAATAGTTGTAATAATGTAACTGATTGTACTACATGCAAAGTATGTAATATAGATACTATTATTGTATTCAATCCTGAATGTCCATGTTTTGTCTGTACCACTCAACTACCATTTACTAGTTTTGAAGAAAGTCGGACCTATACAAGACAAAACTCAAGTGATATAAAATGTTTAAATTATTTTAAATGTACATGTAAAATGCATTATGAATGTCAAATCACACATCGTACTATATGTGAAGAATGTTTTGAAATATGTATAAACTGCCGTACCTTTTTTGATAAAAGAATTTCAGTGGGTGATATATGTATTTTATGCAAATATAAAGAAATACAATCTACATATAATAATATTACGAAAACGTTTCCTGTTGAAATTATCCAGAAAATATGTCAATATTAAATTATATTAATACTTTTTTTATTTTAATATCATGACTATATTAATATAAAAATGTTATTCAATATATTTAAAATATGTATTGTAATATTCATCATAATCATATATTATTTTATGTGATACAACTTTATCATGTAAATTGCTTCTTTTTATCTTTGTCATTAATGATGCTTCTGTTAATGATGACCATGATTTTAATAACTTATGCGTAAATCTATCATAATTACCCACTTTTTTACATGTTGTTTTCTTTTCAACAATACCATTATTATTTTTTAATCCTAATCCAATAACACCAATTAAATGTTTTGAATTAGTATATACACGTGCTCCGTAGGGAGCAGCAAAATTTTCTGTACCATCTTTTTCAGTATTGTTTATTTCACTTAATTTTTCTTCATCCTTATGGGTAAGTAATATTTTATAATCTTCATCCTTGATAAAATTATTTTCTAATGTTCTTTTTGCATTTTTTTTATGAGAAAATCCAATTAATTTCCATATATTATCTAAATCAATAGGATAATCATTTGTTGGATGATAATTTAAATATACGTATAAATTTACAATACACCATTTTTTTTCATCTTCTGTAAATGTATTGTTCAATTCATCTACTATTTTTGATTTAAAATTTAAAGATGAATTGGAATTGTTTGCATCAACTAATGCTTTAAAATCCACTTTATCAAATTTAATCATTTGGGACATTTTGATATATTTATATATAATTAGTTAACTTTAAATTAATTTTATTATTCTGAACGCGAATAAAATATAAAAATATTAATATTATGATTAACACGACTATGAATGTGATCAAATGATTAAAATGTTAATATTTTTAATGAAATAAATCGTTTAAATGGTAGGATAAAATACCCAATGAATACTTTTGTCAACTTCAGCCATATCAGCTACAATTTTCTTGAATATCTCGTCTTGTTGACGTAATTTATCAGCACTTTTTAATAATGGAAAGTACTTTGCAAATTCATTTAAACCAAGAATCTTGAAAAATTGATATAATATATAAGCATAACTTAAGAAATTCTTACGAGAAGGTGGTTTGTGTTTTATAAATGGTTCTTGAATTTGTCTAAACATGGTTTTTATCTTATTTTCTATTTCAACAGTTAATTGGAAAGGTGGTCGTCCATTTATTCTATTGATAATTGCAATGACATTATCATAATAATCGTTTAAATTTAATTTTTTCAAAAACATTTTGACCTTTTCTTCGGTTAATAA